TTGGTTCTAATTACAACTTGTGGACGTCCCCAAGCAAGTAATTTCATTTGCTTTGTAGCAACAGCGTCTAAACCTTTAATTGTGAAAGTTAAAGTTTGTTCTACAAAAGTTGTTCCGTTTTCTCTTGAACTTGTAATTGTTTGCTCAAAAGAATTTGCACCTTTTAAATCGTATTTATAAAGTGATGTTACTCCTGTAATTGTAGTAATACTATCTTCTGCTCCTGCGGTTACGCTATAAGTTGGAACTAACGGAGTAGAGTCGCTATAGTTTATAAAGTAAATACTTTTTATACCGCCTACAAATTCTTTGCAAACTTCAGCCCTTGATTTTGTTAAAAGACAAGCCATTTCGTTTTGTTTTTAAATTATGAATAAAATAAAGCGGAATTTTTACGTCCCGCTTTTTATTTAATGTTACGCTCCGTAAGTTACTGCGTCTGAAGCAAAACCAATTTCAACTCCTGCATTGTAACGTAAAACTACACGTACATTTTGTGAACCATCAATGTCTGCCATATCAATAACTTTAACTTCGTTTTGGTCGTTTAATAAACCACAGCCAAAATACAAGTTATCTACAGTTGTTGCAATCATATTGTCTGCTCCAAGTCCGTTAGCCATAAAAATTGGAATACCTTCAAATGAAAGTGAACCGTTTGTGTACCATTGTGTACCTTGTCCGTTTACACCGTTTGCTCCTAAACCTGAAGCTCCAAAACCACCTAAAAAACGTACGTATAATTTAGCAATTTTTTGAGATACATAAATTCTCAGTCCTTCGTTTCCGTAAAGTGATGCAGGAATTAAATCTACAAGTCTTGCCATTTCACTGCTCACGTTTGCACTTGTTAAAGCTGCACCTGTTAATGGTGTACCTACTGCTGGTGCTGAACCTGCGATTAACTTCGCTTTAAGACCTAAATAAGAACCACTAACTGCTGTTCCGCTCCATATTGCAGTTTCTGTTGCAGCTGCTACTTTTTCAGCAACGTGTGCAATTAAGAAATCAGAAAACGTTTTAGGTAAAGTTCTAAAACCACTGTAACCCATTTCGGCAGTTTGCCAAGTTTGGAATAAATCTTTTTTACAAAGCTCAAGGTTTACTTGAAGTTCTTTTGTAGTTAAAACGCTTTCAGTAAGTGTTACGTCTCCTGTGTTTGTAAATGCACAAGAAGCATCAACTACGATTGAACCTGTTGCTACTTTTTGAATTACTTGTTTGTAAGCAACGTTTGGAAGTATTGTTACTCCACCTTGCTCTAATGTTGGTGCGCTTAATAAAGCTGCTGCGATATACTTACCGGCAAATTCTCCTGCGTAAGTAGTACCTGTTGTTACTAATGCCATTTTTTAATTTTTTTTAATTGTTAATACTTATTTTAAATTACTTATTTTTTCTAAAATTGAGTCCATTGTTGTGCGTGGTCTCTTTGAACCATATTGAAAGTGTTCAACTTCATTCGTGTTTTCAGGGTTAAACGCAATAGGTTTTACGTCTGCAAGTTCGGTTACTTCTGTTGTAACTTCGTTAACTTTAGACAACTTTTCTAATTGTGCTTTTAACTCTATATTTTCTGTTTTTAATTTTTCTATTTCTGCAAAGAACGTTTCTTTAACTACGCTTTCAATTGTCTTCTTTGCGCTCGGTGTTGCTTGTGCTTCAACTTCTTCTTCAACTTCTGGCGTTTCTTCAACAACTTCTTCTTGAGTTGCAACTTCTTTTATTTCTAAAATAATTCCTTCAACTTCTACTACTAAAATACGTCCGTCTTCTAATTCATATTCTCCAATCGGCACAGGAATTTTTTGTTCGTCTTCAGTTACAATAAAAACTTCTTTGTCCATTTCAAAAGCATCCGCTTCAAAAATTGTTATTCCGTCCATTAATTTCATTGTTTCCAATTTCACTTCCATTCCTAAAAGTGTTTTGATTTGATTAATTACGCTTGTTTTCATATTTCGTGTTTTGTTTATTTTAAATATTTTGTTGTTATATTTTGCACATCCTTTTTTACTGAAATTATCATTGCTTCCGCTTTCTCAATTTCATTTGGTTTTTGAGTAATTCCTAAATCTTTGGCTTGTGCATTAAATTTATTTAAATTTTTTTCTAAATTATCAACTATAAATTTTACTTTATCAATTTCTTGACTCATTTTAATTTTCGTGCTTTCAATCATTGCACGTTCCTTTACTACTGAATTTATACCATCCAATAAATTATTTTCTGATTTTTTAATGTCATCTAATAAAGATAACTCAACTTCGTGTTTTGCTAATTCCGTTTTATCGGATAATCTGTCGTAAACGTTTTGTAGTGTGTTCATATATTTATAATTTAATTGTTTATTATTTGTTGTATTTTCAAACTTAACGTCCTTGTCGTGTATAAGTTTTAACGTAATTTTTACTTGACTTTAATTTGCTATTTCGTGTTTTTGCGTGTACTCCTGCACGTTTAACTTTTGGTTTTTTAAGATGAACTTTAACGTTAGTTTGCTTCGCCATTTAAAATAATTTCTTTGATTTTGTCCATTAAAATTTGCTCGTCATTTACTAAACTCATTTCGTATTTGTCTGCAAAATAACCTTCAATAGAAAATCCTTTTACTTCGCCTAACTTAACTTTGTTCCAAATTTCATCGTTGTTTACTTTCATAGAAATTACCCAAGTACCTTTTGGAAAATTAAATCCGTAGTTCGTGCTTTTGTCGTTTTTTCCTTCTGTAATCCAACTTTCGACAACCGACATTCCGTCTAACTTTTGTTTGTGTTCTAAAGTTGCGTTGTTCTGGTTGCTATTCATAAAGAATAATTCACTTGCTTTTCTTACAGTTGCTTCACTAAAATAAATATAGTATTCTTCGTTCTTGTCGTTCTTGCGGTAAATTTGTTTATTAGGAATTAAAGCTGCACCCATTAAAATACGCTTTTCAGCATCAACTTCTTTTAACTCTATTTCGTGTTTTTTAAGTGCTATAAAGTCGCTTTCGATTGCAGGACTTGACACTACTGAAACTGCGTCTATTCCGCTTGTCTCGTCTTTTTCGTCAATTATTAATTCAACTATTCGCATATCTATTTAATTTAATTATTGTTTGTTTGTTGTATTTTCTAACCGCCTAAAGTTGCGTTGGCTAACCTGTTCCTATCTAACGCTTGTTGTGAAGTTACTTGTCCTGAAACAACATAAGCTTGTATTGGTTGTTGGTTTAAACTTGCAAGTTGATTAACGCCACTTTGTCCAACTACGTTAAATTGTGGTGCTGACATTGTTGGAACTGTTGCACCGCCACCACCACCATCGCCACCGCTTGGAACTGCTGTTCCTTGAAATTGTGTTGACATAATTTTTTTAACAGCAACTAAACCACCTGCTGTTGCTATTCCTGCTGCTATTCCACCACGAACAGGACTTGAAATATCAGGTGGTAAAAACTGCGATTTGTAAGCGTCTCGTGCTGCTGCAAAAGTTGAAATTAACGTACTTGCAATTTGAAACTTTTTGTTTAATTCAAATGCTTTTTTTGCGTTTGCATTGTTTTTAATTATTGCTTTTTGCTTTTGTGCGGTTGTAAGGTTTTCGTTTGCTAAAACTTTGTCGTTTATTTCCTTGTATTTATTTTCGCTTATTGAAGCTAAATCTTGCGTTATGCTTAAAATTTGCGTCATTGACTCAATTATAAACTTTAGGTTTCTTTCCCTTAAATTTGTTTGGTCTTGTAACTCTTTTTTTAATTGCTCCGTTGACTTATCGCTAATTGCTTTTTCCGCTTGTAGTCTTTTAGTTCCTTCACTTACAATATCACTAATAACAGTTGAAGCGCTGTCTCGTCTTATATAACTTTGTTCTTCTTTTTCTTTTTTTACTACTTTGGTAACTTCCGGTTCGTCTTTTTTTACTTGTTCAACATATTTTTTACCACCTTGTGTTAATTTGTCAATATTTTTTTCCGCTTTGTTTAACGCTATTCCATAATTTTCAAATCTTGTTTCTGCGTCTGCTAAACTTTGTTTATTTTTTTCTAATTCTTTATTTAATTTTGAAATTGAAATTGAAGCTGACAAAGACGCCTTATCAGTTTGTGATAAACCTGAAATACCACCAATAGAAGTTTCCTTTGCTTTTTTAATGTCTTCAGCATTTTGTTTTTGTTGTGAAGCAATATCTTTTTCAGTTTTTAATATTTTGGCTTTTAACTCATCTTGTTTTGCAAGGTTTTTTTGTATTAATTCATCGTTTTTTTGTAAAGCATATTTTGCTTTTTGGTATTCTAAATAAGATGCTAATTCAACATTTAAAGCATTTTGAAATTTTGTTTCATCCTTAAGGTTTTTAATTGTAGTTCCGTAGTTATCATTTATTTTTTTAATTAATTTAACTCGTTCTTCAGAATTTACATTTGTAGCTTTTAGCTGTGAAATTAAAGAAGCAAATCCAGAACTTTGTTTTGCTATTTCTTCACGTTGTTCTTTTGCTTGTTCACCAATTACTTTTTGTTGTTCAGCATATTTTTCACTTTCTTTTGTCGAAAACCCAACAGCTTTACTTATGTCTTCCCAATAAGTATAAACAAGACCTAATGAAACAACAATAAGTCCAATGCCTGTTGCACTTACCACCGCCTTTATTTCAGTAGCTAACGCCCTAATAGCAGGGATTGCTTCTCTTATTCCTTGAATACCTTGTTGAATAGCCATTGCAGCTTGTACCTTTAACAACGCTTGTTCAACTTCTTTTGATTCAGAACCGAACGCTGCAAACGCACCTTGAGCTAAAGAAAATCCGGAAGTTACACCACCTAATGCGCCACCTAATTTTTGACCCATTGTTGTAGCGGCAGCGTCAACTGCCATATCCGTACTAATTTGAACTTTTCTAAAATCTCCAACACTTTTTAATAAGTCTTTATATTCTTGCGTCGTTGTTTGCCCTGCGTTTGCAAGTTCATAAAGTCTGTCTTCGGCTTCCCCCATTCTTGTTGTAAGCGGTTGAAGTTCTTCTCCGTACCTTTCAGCAAAAGTTGCAGCTTTGTCAAACTCTTTTCCGGCTTCTTTTGTAGACTTTGATAACGCGTCCATTGACTTAACCGCATCCTGTGTCTTTACTTCAATTTCAATTATTTTCTTTTCAGCCATTATTCTTTAGTTTTTTTTTCTATTA